CTGGCCGCCTACGATCTCACTATCAAAATGAAAGTGCAAACATCATGAGCAAATACACCATCGTTAGCGAACTTGTTGGAACACCAGGCGAAGAGTTTGTGCCAGATGAAGGCATCAATGTTGATGCACTCATTTGGGGTGGTTTCATCAAGTCCGACAACAAAGCCCCAAAATCTGCTAAAACAGAACCAACAGAGGAGAACCAGTAATGGCAACTAGCACATATCTTTCAAACCCAACCGTGACGGTAAACAGTGTGGCCCTAACCGGCTTTGCCACAGCTGCGACCTTGACTCGCACCAATACGGCTCAGGACACGACAGTTTTTGGCAATACAGCACGCGTGTATTCAGCCACAATCGAAGACAACGAATTGACCGTCAGCCTTTACATGACCTACGGCGCATCAGAGACCTACGCAACGCTTGCAACACTTGTTGGCACAGCTACCACAGTGGTGGTCAAGCCAACATCGTCAGCAACTAGCGCAACCAACCCTGCGTTCACTTTGACCAACACGTACCTTGAAACACTGCCAGTGTTGAATGCGACTTTGGGCGAGATCAGTTCTATTGACATCACATTCCGTGGTGGAACCTACACCGCAGCCGTCGCTTAGTCTCAATCAAAAAGGAATCCCGACATGAGAATCAAACTGAACGTCGAAACCGTAGATGGCTCATACACGGTCACCACAACCATGGCATCCATCGTTGCATTTGAACGCAAATACAAAATCGGTGCTGGCCAATTGGCCGGCGACATCCACATTGAATGGCTTGCCTATCTGGCATACGAATCGGCAAAGCGTGCCGGCATCACAGTGCCAATCGTTTTTGACGACTACTTAGACCAGGTGATCAATATTGAACCCGAAGACGCAGGTCCCGAAAACCCTACGGTCGCGGTACCTACCGCAGAGCCTTAGCCGAACTACTGGTTGCCGTTCATTGGTGGCCACCCGATGTACCATTTGACACTGACGATCTGGAAACGGTCGCCAGGGTATTGAAGGAACAATCAAAGTGAGCATTAGCGCAGGCGTAACAGTGACAGGCACCAAAGAAGTGTTGCTTGCCTTACGCCAAATTGACCCCGAAATGCGCAAACAATTTGACCGTGACGCAAAACAAATTGCAGCACCAATTGTCAATGCCGCACAAAGCGATTACCCCGAAAAGTATCTGTCGGGTATGGCTCGCAACTGGTCGCAACGTGGCCGTCAATTATTTCCCTACACCCAAAACGCAGCGCGCCGTGGTGTCAGCGTCAAAGTATCAACGGCAAAGAAAAACCAATCAGTCATCAAAATCACCCAACGAAACCCAGCTGCATCAATTATCGAAGTGGCTGGATCAGCCAGGCGCAATCCCAAAGGTGACGCATTCAATGCAAACCTTGCAGCAAAGGCAGGCCAACCGTCTCGCGTCATGTGGCCATCAGCTGACCGGCATCTGCCACAGGTGACCGCAGCCATTGAAGACCTGGTGCGCACCGTGGCAGCCACAATCAATAGATCGAGAGCGTTGCGCTAATGGCAATCAACATTCCAATCATTTCTGATTTCGACAACAAAGGAATCAAAAAAGCCGAAAAAGCATTTGACGAAATAGGCAGGGCTGGAAGCAAAGTCAGCACGTCACTTAAAAATGCTTTCATACCAGTAGGCATCGCATTAGGTGGTCTGGCCGTTGCCGGCGCAAACTTTGCGATGGCTGCCGCAGAGGATCAGAAATCGGCTGCTTTGCTTGCACGTCAGTTGAAAGTGACAACCAAAGCAACTGATGCCCAGGTCAAGGCCACGGAAGATTTCGTTTTGCAAATGTCTTTGGCTAACGGCGTGGCCGATGACGAACTTAGGCCGTCACTGTCCAAGTTGGTCAGGGGCACTAAGGACATCACCAAAGCACAGAAATTGCTTGCATTATCGCTTGACGTGTCTAGGGGTAGTGGCAAAAGTTTGAGCCAAGTAACCGACAGTATTTCTAAGGCCCTGGGCGGGAACATGGGCGCGCTGGCGCGTCTGTCGCCCGAAGTCAAGCAAATGGTCAAAGACCAAAAGAGCCTCGATGAGATTTTGCAAGCATTGGGCAAAACATACAAGGGCAGTGCTAGTACCGCAGCCGACACGTTTCAAGGCCGTATGGACCGTCTCAAAGTGGCTATCAACGAAACCAAAGAGTCAATCGGCTATGCCCTATTGCCAATTTTTGAAAAGATGGTCACTTTCATTCAGACTCGCATTTTGCCTGTCATCCAAAAATTTGTTGACTCAATCGGTAGGCAGGGCCTAGCCAAAACCCTTAAAGACACCAGTGGTCAAATCTTCAACTGGTACCGCGAAGCAGACGGTGCCACAGGGGCCACGCTCGACTTTGCAGCTGCCGTTGTAACTCTTGGCGTCGCATTCAAAGGCCTAGCAATCCTGTCAGGCATTGCATCAACCATTTCTGCCATTAGCACCGCCATAGGTGGTCTGGGCACCGTGTCAGCCGGTCTAGGCGCAGCAGGTCTAGCAACACTTGCCACAGCACTTGGCCTAGTTGTACTCAACCTCACAGCCGTCTTTGGCTTGCTACGCAGCAAAGAAGACTTTGCCTACATCAAAGCAGCCGTACTTGACTTCACATCAACAATTGCAAACGCTTTCATTCTCATGGGCAACGCAATCATTGACGCCGGCAACCTACTGATCAAACTTGGAAACCTTGCTTTGCCTGGCAACCCATTTGCAGAAATGGCAAACCTTGACTATTTCAGCGTCAACCGCACAATGAACATTCAAAATGGCGCGCCAACAGTTGCAAACCCATCGAACTATAAAGACGTAGGCGTGCCATCCATCGTGGTCAATACTGGCGTTGGTGATCCAGTAGCCATCGGCAAACAAGTCGCAGACGTACTAAGCGCATACCAGCGTCGTACCGGCAACACATTGGCGATGCCGTAATGGCCTACCCACAGCCCAAGGTATATGTCGCATTTGATGACGGCCCATATGTGCTATCACCAACGTGGACAGAAATCACGACCAGTGTGCGTTCAATGTCTATTGACCGTGGCAGGTCAGATGATTGGGGCACATTTAGCGGATCAGCAACCGTTGTCCTAAACAACCGTGCGCGCCTATTTGATCCTTTTTACACATCAGGCACCTATTACGGCAAACTACTGCCACGTAGGCAAATCAAAATCGAAGCCACATATGCAAGCACCACCTATTCAGTGTTTCGTGGATTTATTGACGGATGGCCACCAACATGGACAGACGCCGGCGGTGATTCAACTGTCACGATTTCTTGTTATGACGCAATGGCATTGCTTGCACAAGTGCAACTACCTGCGGACTGGTCACGGTCATACATTTTGAGTACGTCGCCACGCCACTACTACCCATGCGACGACCCAATCATTCCGTTCCAAAGTGGCGTTATGACCGATTACGGATCAACACAAAAAAACTTGACGGTGCAAACAAACGCAACATCAGGCAATCAACTTGCAACAGGACTTGTCAACCGATCGTTGGCAGGAACACCCAATGCAACTACTGACTACATTGCAACCAATGACCCAGGCCTTTTGTCGCGTGTACCAGTTTTTACAGCCGACAATGATTTTGCCGTTTCGTTTTGGATTATTCCAGAAACACCATCAACGTCATCTCTTATATCGGGACAAGTTTGCAACTTCAACTGGTACGTCAGTTTTGCAAGCGGTCGGTTCACATTTGGCGTTTCATCAGGCGCAGCAGTCAGCCCGAACTTTTGGACATGGACAACCACCAGCCAAGTACTAAACCCAGCAGAACCAGTACACGTAGCAGTTTCATTCAACGCAGCCGCAAAATCAGCTGCAATCTTGATCAACGGTATTGACGTCACAGGAACTCGCACAGCCACATCAACCATTGTTCTAGCTACCACAGCCGACTTCACGACGGTATCCATGGGACCAATACAACAAATCATCGTTTGGCAAAACGCCATCACAACGACAGTTGTACAAAACATCATTCGCTATTCGCAAGCAAACTTTTACGAAACCACCGCCGCGCGTGTATCACGCATCATTGCCGAAACCCCATTCAGCACATCCTTAGTATCAGCAAACGGCACACAATACATTGCAGAAATAACCGACGACGCACCATACGCCGGCCCTGAATTGCAAATCACCGCAAACACCGAAGGCGGTCCGCTTTATGTCAGCAAAACTGGCGTGCTTACACAAACGGCAACGTACACACAATTTACGCAAACAAAATCTTTCAACACGCAAGCCACTTATGGCAGCGGTGGTCTTGGCTTAGGTCAAAATGTTGCTTTGCAATACGACGGCGATTCAATGCGAAATATCATCAATGTCAACATGACTGGTGGCGGCGTCACCAAAGTGACTGGATCAGTCAATACGACCGTTTACGGCCAAGCGACTCAATCATGGGATGCTTATATGCCAAGCATCAGTCAAGCCAGCACCATTGGCAATGTTTTGGTTGGCCTGGGCCAATACGTGTTTGCAAGGTTTGGCGACTTTCAAGTTGTCATTTCACCAGATGCAAATTGGGCAAGCACCCTGGGCTTAGAACTGCTTGAACGCATCGATGTCAATGTTGCACCACCAACCGGCAACGTCATCAGTCAAAGTTTGCAATTGAATCGAATCCGTCATGAAGTGCAACCTGGGCTATGGCAAACATTTCTAAATGGTTCAGATCGTTGGGGATCAGCATTCCGTCTTGACGCGTCATTGCTCAATGGTCCTGACGTCTTGCTGTACGCTCAATAGCCATGGCCGTCAAAACCTTTACCAGCGAAGTCCTAACCAGCGCGGATACAAACACTTATCTAGCCAACGCTGGATGGGTTTATGTAAACAGTGGAACTTTTTCAGCATCATCAGCAGTACAAGTGAACTCTGTTTTTACCTCTACCTACACCAACTACAAACTGGTGCTACAAGACCTAAGACTCACTGCTGGAACCAACAGCGTCAGTTTCCAATTGTCTGTCAGTGGTACGCCGTCAAGCACTGGCTACTACTCAGGCTCGCAATACTGGACATTTGCAGTGACACCATCCTCAGCTGCTTTCGGTGATAGCAACGCTGCCAGTTTTACTGGCTTATATGTAGATGCCACAGTGCGTAGTTCAGCCGAGTTCACGCTGTATAACGTGCAACAGGCCCTTGCCACAAACATAATTTACAACACTGTTGCGTTTACAAACACATTCAGAAATGGTGGCGGTACTCATAATGTGGCCACAGCATATGACGGCTTTAGAATCGTTCCGGCAAGTAGCACAATCTCAGGAACATGGAGTGTCTATGGACAGCGAAGCGCCTAAAATCATTATTTTTGATTGCGAAAACAACACGATAGAGGAAAGGGAAATGTCCAATGAAGAAATTGCCAATTTGCCTCAGCCTGCTGACTTGCCTAGCCCTCAGTAGTTGCTCAGACCGTACCAGAGTGAACTGCGAACGCATCAAAAACAAAGCACCCGAAACCATCGGAACACAAACACAAATCGGGGGTGGACGCTGTGCGTAAAGAAAGAATGACAAACGAGCAAATCAAAGCACGCATAATTCTGTTCGTGGCTGTCGGCCTTACAGTTTCATTTGTGATGGCCATTGCCTCACTCATTTACGGCCTACTGTTCGTCACCCAACCACTCGACCAGGCACCTAACGATGCCGAAGCCTGGGCAGTATTATCGCCAATGCTTATGACTCTTGCCGGCGG